TACAGGAGCGTCTTGAGCAGCAATACGAAGCACCTGCTGCTGTTCCTGTTACCGTTCGGGAAGAACAGAACCTTGTTCCTGATAAAGATAGTAACTTTGTCCCGTTCGGGAACTTCTCAGATGTGAAGAAGATCATTCAGTCTGGTATTTTCTATCCGACTTTTATCACTGGTCTGTCTGGAAATGGTAAAACTTTCTCTGTTGAGCAAGCATGTGCTGCCCTAAATAGGGAGCTCATTCGTGTGAACATCACCATTGAAACTGACGAAGATGATCTTATTGGTGGGTTTCGTCTTATTAATGGCGAAACTGTTTGGCACAACGGACCAGTCATTGAGGCTCTGGAACGCGGAGCTGTGCTGCTTCTAGACGAAGTTGATCTGGCGTCTAACAAGATCCTGTGTCTGCAATCTGTGCTGGAAGGCAAGGGTGTCTTCCTGAAGAAGACTGGTCGCTATGTGCAACCTGCCGCTGGTTTCAACGTGATCGCCACTGCTAACACCAAGGGCAAGGGTTCTGATGACGGACGTTTCATCGGCACCAACGTTCTCAACGAAGCATTCCTTGAGCGTTTTGCACTGACTTTTGAGCAGGAATATCCTACCCCTGCTATCGAAAGCAAGATCCTGTTGCGTATTGCTGATTCTCTGGTTGCTGAGAACAACACTGAGTTCTGCACCAATCTTGCTAACTGGGCAGACATTATCCGTAAGACCTTCAAGGATGGTGGTATCGATGAAGTGATCAGCACCCGTCGCCTGGTTCACATCATCCGTGCATATGCTATCTGGGGCGATCGTATGAAAGCGATTAAGGTTTGTGTAAACCGTTTTGATGATGAGACAAAGCAATCTTTCATCGACCTCTATGATAAAATTGATGCAAACGTAGAGGTTGAATCTGATGACTGAGTTTCACGGATGGATCGGGCATATCGCAATCCTGCGGGATGCCCCCGTCCGCACCGCTAAGATAGTAGGTGGTGAAGGACAAGAACTTTATATGCAGGACATTGACGGCAATGTCTTCAAATGCTATCATGATAACATTGAGTACATTTATTCAAAATGACTTTTAAATATAATGAAGATGCTCTGCTTTCAGAGCTGCGTGATTACATCACAAGTACGTATGGACAACATTACTCTGCTGGTAACGACAGCATTCAAACGTTAGATTTGATCGAAGCATGTGGTGATGCTGAAGCATTTTGCCGCAGCAACATCTTGAAGTATGCTTCTCGATATGATAAGAAGGGTACAGCACGTCGGGATATTGTTAAGATCCTGCATTATGGACTTCTTCTCCTTCACTTTTCCGATAAGACCGCCGTTACCGAAACTTATAATCAATGAGTACAGTCAATCTGAGTAAGCAGACTCTTAAAGTCCTTGAGAACTTTGCAACTATTAATGCTTCTATTATCTTTAAACAAGGTAATGTAATCAAAACAATTTCTAACGCAGAAAATATTCTTGGTGAATATGTCTGTGAAGAATATTTTCCTAGAGACTTTGCAATCTATGATCTGAGCCAGTTCCTTGCTGGTATCAGTATTCTTGATGCTCCAACTCTGGTTTTTGATAATGATGATTATGTAACTTTGAAGGGAAAAAATGCATCTCTGAAGTATTACTTTAGTGATCCTCAGATTACATTGAAAGCAGCACCTGAGAAGGAAGTCAAATTTCCTGGTACGAATATCGAGTTTCATATGAATAACGACTTGCTAAAAAAAGCAAGTGCGTTGAGTGATAAGTTCAAATTGCAGGATATTTCTTTCTGTAGTAAAGACTCTGAGGTTTACATTGAATGTGTAGACAGGGAAATGGACACCAGTAATAAGTGTAGATTCGATCTACCAAATGGTACAAGCACAGGAGATACTTTCTTGAATATGAAATTTGAGAACCTAAAAGTAAATCCTCATGCTTCCTATAAAGTAGAAGTTTCAGAAGGTCTTCTCTCTAGATGGACTGTTACTGATTGGGCACCATACAAAGATATTAATCTTAGGTATTATGTTGCTTTGGAACCAAAATGAAGTTTCTATTTGCTGATGATCCATACGTTACTAGAGACACAGAGTTTTCTAAACCTACTTGGAATCAAGTATTTGATACACTCTCGGAGTCTATTCCCAATGGAACTCCTTTCACAACGGTAGATAACTATGGACTTGCAGCACTTGGTGCTGAGAAAATACCAGAAGTTAAAGTTATCTTTGATGCTATTCAAGAACAATACCCATCTAGTGAAATAGATGCTCATGTTTACTTGAGTTTATTTTCCAAATCAAAAACTTTTGGACGACATAATGACGACGTTCATGTATTCTTCTGGCAGGTGTATGGACAAACAAGATGGATTGTTGAGGGATCGCAAAAGATTGCAACTACTCTTCATCCTGGTGATATAATTTACATTCCAAGGGGACAGTACCACAATACAAAACCTTTGGGACCTCGTTTCGGAATTTCATTTGGTGTTTATTATGAGTAAAGATTTTCTCTGGGTTGAGAAATATCGTCCTACTACTATTGATGATTGTATTCTTCCAGAAACAACTAAGAATTCTTTTAAGGGATTCCTTGAGCAAGGAGAAATTCCAAACCTTCTTCTCACTGGTAGTGCTGGTGTAGGTAAGACAACGGTTGCTCGTGCTTTGTGTGAGCAGCTGGGTGCTTCTTACATCATGATCAATGGATCTGATGAGGGTCGTTCTATTGAGACGATTAGGAACAGGGTTAAACAGTTTGCTACAAGCGTCTCACTGACCTCTGGGGCGTCCCACAAGGTCGTTATTCTTGATGAGGCGGACAATATGACCGCTGACGTACAGATGATCCTTAGGGGTCAGATGGAAGACACTCACTCTAACTGTAGGTATATTTTTACGTGTAACTTTTACAATAGGTTGATTGACCCTATTAAATCTAGATGCACTGTGGTTGACTTTGGAATTAAAACAAAGGACAAGAATCCTCTTAGTGCAACTTTCTTTCAACGTCTAAAACAAATTTTAGATGCTGAAGGAGTTAAGTATCAAGATAAAGTTCTTGCTAAGTTGATTGCCCGATACTATCCAGATTGGCGACGATTGCTTAATGAGACTCAGCGTCACTCGGCATCTGGAGAAGTTAATGCAGACATCCTTATTGATATTGCTGATATTAATTTAGATGATTTGATTCGTGCAATGAAAGATAGAAACTACTCTACAGTAAAAGAGTGGGTAACTCAAAATTTGGATCATGATCCTTATACCGTTTTGAGAAAAATATATGATGTTCTGTATAAGTATGCTAGCAACGCATCAATCCCTAATTGTGTTTTGATTATTGCTAAGTATCAAGCACAAATTCAATTTGTTGCTGATCAAGAAATCAATACGCTTGCTTGTCTAACAGAAATTATGATGGATGGTGTTGAATGGAAGAAATGACTATGAATGTGCCTAGTAAGTCTGAACTGATTCACCTCAAAATTCAAGCAGCAATGCGAGAAAATTGTTTTGATGAAGATCAAATGAAATATCTTGGAGTTCGTGAAGATGAGCATTGGTATTTGATCGCTGGTGAGCACGAAGTTCCTGTTTCTGCAATTGAGGATTTTGAATTTGATGGATACATTTATGAAGAAGAAGACAACGCCTGAGAATGTGCAAGAAGCACACGAAGCATTGTTTCATGCTACAATGAATTTACCTGAAGCAGCTGCACACTGCGGCATGACGCAGAAGGAATTGAAGATGACCTTTTGGGAATACCTTAAGTACAACCAACCTGATTATGACGAAAGCACTGAAGACACCGCTCCGCTACCCAGGGGGCAAGAGTCGAGCCCTAAGCAAACTGTTCCAGTACCTCCCCGACCTTTCCCAGGTAAAAGAGTATCGTGAACCTTTCTTGGGTGGTGGTAGTGTTGCACTAGAGATTACTAAACGTTATCCCAATATGAACATTTGGGTTAACGATCTCTATGAACCATTGATTAACTTCTGGAAAACCTTGCAAGACGATGGTTACAAGATGTACAAACGTCTTCAGGAACTTAAGTCTAGGTATCCTGATCAAGGATCTGCTCGTGGATTATTTTTAGAAGCAAAGGATTTAGTAAATGACAATTCCGTATCCCCTCTATATCGCGCTTGTGCTTTCTACGTTATTAACAAGTGCTCTTTTTCTGGTCTCTCTGAGTCCAGCTCCTTCTCAAGACAAGCGTCAGATAGCAATTTCTCGATGCGTGGAATTGATAAACTCCCTGGATACACAGCCCTAATTCAAAACTGGAAGATTACAAATGGTCGCTACCAAGAGCTCCTTACCGACGACAAGTCTATTTTCACCTACCTCGACCCACCCTACGATATTGGATCTAACCTATACGGAAGGAAAGGTAATATGCACAAATCATTCGACCACGATGGTTTTGCTACCATTTGTGATCGCTTTATTGGTCCTCAACTCGTATCTTATAATTCGTCTCAACTGGTCAAAGAAAGGTTCCAGGGGTGGACAGTAGCAGAATTTGCACACACTTACACCATGCGCTCTGTAGGGTCGTATAATACAGATCAAGCAAGCAGGACTGAACTGGTCCTTATGAACTATGAAGTGTGAAGTCAAACTCTACGTCGCTGGTCAGGTCTTTACTGAGACTGTGATTGCTCGCAACTACGAAGAAGCACGCCAAGTTGCACTTGCCCGCAACCCTAATGCTAGAGTTATGGGTGTTACTGCTGTATTTAAATAATGGAAAAAACAAAGACCTCAGTTCTTGCAATAAACACGCACTATAAACTTGGTGATTGGTTGATGACTATCAATCAAACCAAGAAAAATATTATGGATGAGGATCCCTATTCTGTGAGTAGGTATCCTTATTGGTTAGTTAACAAAGCACTTTCATCTTTTAGTGACTGTGTTTTGTTTGTAAATGAAATCAATAAGTATCCTCTTCTCCCAAAGAAGATGCAATACGATTTTTATATAAATAGTCTGAGACCAAGGAGACGCTTTTCTCCTTGGGTGAAAAAAGAGTCTATTGAATATCTTGAGGAAGTACAAGAGTATTATGGATTTAGTTATACCAAAGCTCTAGACGCACTTAGGATTCTTTCACAGGACCAACTCAAACAAATAAAAAAAATCGTTAACAAAGGTGGGAGAGATGAGCGTTGATACTGTGATCCAGTGGAAGCAATCTGATATGATTGAAGTGATTTTGAATGAACCAGATGATTTTCTCAAGGTAAGAGAAACTCTGACTCGTATTGGTGTTGCTTCACGAAAAGAAAAGAAAATTTACCAGTCATGCCATATTTTGCATAAACAAGGTAAGTATTATATTGTTCACTTTAAAGAACTCTTCGCTCTCGACGGTAAAAATACTAACATCACTAGTAACGATGTTCAAAGGAGAAATAGAATCGCACAACTTTTGTGTGACTGGGGTCTCTTAGATATTGTTAGCAAAGAACGAGTAGAAGAACTTGCTCCCTTAAATCAAATTAAAGTCATCTCGTTTAAGGAAAAAGGAGATTGGACTTTGGAATCCAAATACAATATTGGTAAGAAAAAAGTATAGCAAACCGTAATAATGGTGGGGGTTTTTACGACCCCCATTTTTTATGTTTCTATTATAATTATT